CGTCTTTCCGAGCCGTCAACTTATCATAAGGATAATCTATCTATCAGAATCGCCCTTTTACTATGCCATCTACGTCTTTCCGTATATCTTCAGATAGCTTCAATTATTACCTACCTTCAGTAATCATACATCCTATTTGCGTTGTACAATGTACCAGAATCGAACTGGTGTTTTTAGGCTGAAAACCTAACGTCCTAACCCCTAGACGAAAATTGCGTGTTCAAAAAAGCCAACTCCATAAAATTGGCTTTTCTATTTTCTCTCAATCAACCCCTATAACGTTCTAATTGTAGGCGGTCCGTTGGCATTCGGAGTAATATCAGACTGATATCCCGATAGTGTTTCGTCTTCTGATAATAAAGTGACCATTTTGCCGTATTGAGGTTCAACTGAAGGTGTTACACCGTCAAGGATAGCCACCATTTGCGGGCTATCTGAAGCTTTCTTTAACTCAATGGGCTTATTCGTATCGAATGAAGCGTACACAGTGCCAATCATAAAAAGAGAGAACATTCCGACTAATGCAATTGCAATAAATCTCTTCATTTCTTGAATGGTTTTAATAAAACAATGAACTTATTGAATTCAAAAATATAAACATATAATGATATATACAAATGGATAACAAAATATTTTGCAAATAGTTGATTTGCATTGGTCTATAATTTATTTAGAATTACGCTAAAAGTACCTTTGAAGCTGTATGGCAGAGGTAAAGTTTAAGTTTATTGGAGATGATTCAGAATTACGGAAAAAGCTTGCTGGCTTAGCTAAGCTTCAGGCCGAAATGTCTGATAAGTTCGAGAAGAACTTGATTCAAAAACTATCAGGTTCTTCTGCTAATCCTATCAAAGGAATGGCGGACGAGGCCAAAAAGTCTACTACTGCCGTTAAGCAATTGACCGATGAGCAAAAGAATTTAAAAGCTGCTCAGCTTGAAAATATCGAGTCATTGCGTCAATTAAGAAAAGAGCGATCTCAGGAAATAAGCGACCTGAATATTCTTAAGCAGATTGAAGCAGAACATAAAGCAGCGTTAGCTGATAAAAAGAAAGTTACAGAGTCACTGATCCAAGAAGAGAGACAACTCTCCATTGACTATAAAAAACGGCAAATTGATATTCAGGAGCATAATAAAAAACTCCGTGAAGAAGCAGAGGAAAGAAGAAAGTTAGCGGCAGATCAACGCCAAGCCGACAAAATAGCCAAAGAATCTTTACGCCAAAAAGCGGAGGAGGCGAAAAAGATCGCTGAGGATGAGAAAAGGGCTTTGAGGCAAAAGGCTGATGAGTTAAAAAAGGCTGCTGAAGAAGAGAAGAAGGCTGCTAAAGTTGCTAAGGAATCGGAGAAAGCGAGGAAGGATGCTGAACGTGAAGCAGAAAAGCAAAGAAAGGCCGCTGAAAAAAGGCGTAAAGAACTTGAAAAGGAGAGTAGTGAATATTACCAACTCAACAAGGCCCTAAATAATGTACGAAAGGAAGCGAAGGATGTTTTAGCTGAGATGTTCAAGCTCGAACGTCAGGGACTTCAAACGAGTGTTGCCTATGAAGATTTAGAAAATAAATCCAAGGATCTAGTTAAAGAAACTCAGCTATTGGATCGAGGTATCAAAAAAATTGATGCCACTCTTGGACTCCATCAACGTAATGTAGGTGATTATGGGCAAGCATTTAGTTCCATTTCGCCGATTTATCAGAATATTGATTCTGCATTAAGTGTTTTAGGCACGTCAATAAAAGAGCTCGCTGAAGGTGGGGGTAGCGCCTTTTCTGAATTTGGCGCCACTTTACTTGAATTTGGAAAAGATATAGGTAAGTTTCTAATTTCTCCTATTGGAATAGCTATATCCATATTAACAGGATTCTTTCTCCTTTTCCAAAAAAACAAGCAAACAGTTATTGATTTTAATGATGGTCTGTTAAATGTAAGTAAAACAACTGGACTCTCGGGAACCGCCCTTCAGTCTTTTTCTGATGATATAATTAAGCTTTCTAGAGCTTTAAAGACTGTTTCAACAGACAAACTACTTGAATATGCATCAGTCGCCGGCCAATTAGGTGTAAAAGGCTCTCAAAATATCCTAGCATTTAGTGAAGCTTTGGCAAAACTGGAGACCGCATCTGATATTTCGGGCGAGGAAGGTGCATCGCAGATAGCTAGGCTTCTGCAGCTTGTTGACGGAGGTGTTAAAAACATCAAGGCCTTTGGCGATGAAATAGTACAATTAGGGAATAATTTCCCTGCTACTGAATCGGAAATTCTCGCGAATGCTACCCGCATTGCTCAATCTACTGGTATTTACAAGCTTGGTCGCCAAGAAATCCTAGCATATGCTACGGCCACCAAGTCGGTTGGTGTAGAGGCCGAGTTAGTTGGTTCAACATTAGGCCGAACTTTAGGTACTCTAGAGAAAGCAATCCGAAGCGGCAAAGGAGTTGATGAAGTTTTGAGATTAGTTGGGGGTACTCAAGCTGAATTAGGTAATCGCTTTAGGGAGGATGCTTCTGGCGTATTAATGGATTTCATTGGCGGTTTAAATAGAACAAGTACAACAGCATCAGATTTTAATAAAAGTCTTGAAGCGGTAGGAATTACTGCTCAGAGAGATCGAGATGTTATCGGTTCCTTAGCCTCAAAAGGATACGTAACGCTTGCTGATGCAATGGACCAAGTTAAGGACGCTACCGGTTCAATGGATGCCGAATTTGGAACTGCATCTGAGAAGTTGATTAATCAATCGGAACGTATCAGCATCGCATGGAATAACTTCGTTCTTGGAATTGAAAATGGTCAAGGAAGTATTGGAAAAGCAAGCGTTGCTGTTATAAGCTTCGTAGCTGATACAATTGATGCTATGTCAGGGAATGTTGCTGAATCCGATAAGTTACTAGATAGCTATCGTAAACTAGAGAGCCAGACTTCCAGTACCGAAAAATCTGTAAGGCCTTTGTTGAGCAGATACGATGAACTTAAATCCAAAACTACTCTAAATAAAGATGAGCATACTGAGCTGAGAGAAATTATTAAGAGAGTTTCTGAGCTCATCCCTTCGGCCGTTACTGAATTTGATAAATATGGTCAAGCAATCGATATCAATAAAAAGAAGATAACGCAATTTAATGATGCTCAGAAGCAGCTTGTCAAAGATATGAACATCACGGCACGGAAAACTTTAAATGTGGAGTTAGACGAGCTGAAACGGCAAAGAGATCAAATTACATCAGTCCAAAATAATAGCTTGAATAATGAAAAAGGTACTTCTTTCATTTCTAGATTAGCCCGTATTGGCCTAAGTGATGAAAAACGTTTACAAGGGATTCAGGATAGAACCCAAAAAATAGCGGTTCTAACTGATAAAATTAAGAACAATCTACAGAAGCAACGTGATCTTGGAGGGACTTTGAGCCCACAAGATAATGCGTTCATGAAGCAATTTGATCCTGCTAGCGCTTCTACTTCAACTAATTCAAATAAACAAGAGGAAGTTATTAGGAAAAATAAGGAGTATTGGGAAAAGATTGTTTCCGATACCCAGGAAGCTATTGATAGTTTAGAGGTTTCCCAGAAAGGTTCCGATATATGGAATTCTCTATCTAAAAAACTTGCCGAAGCTCAAAAGAATGTCGATAAATATTCTCTTAGTAAAGACGAGTCTGCTGTTAAATCAGCCAGCAAGGCAGCTGAAGAAACACGAAGATCAACAGAGCGCCAAAGATCTCTTCAGCTGGAAATCGATAAAATTAACGAGACCGCATCTAGAAATCAAATTACTCGAAATGAATCAGAAGTAGCTTCTATAAAGGACAAATACGCCAAAATTAAAGAGGAAGTCCGAAAGTTCTATGCTGATCCAAAGAATAAAGGAGCACGAGTTGATGAAGGTGGGCTAAAACGTTCGGAAAATTTTGAAGTTTCTGAAGCAACCACGAGACAAGACACGAAAAGTTTAACAGAATCTCTTTCTGTTCAAAAACAGTTGCTGGATGAATATAATGCTTATGCGGAGCAAACTTCAAAGACCGAAGCTGATAAGCGTTATGCTGGTCAACTAGCTTCATTTAAGGGATATAAGGATCGATTACAGAAAGAATATATGGATTTGATCACTCTTGAAAAATCGAGTGCATCCGGTGATTTTCAGGGATCTGCTGTTAAGCTTACTCAAGCCCAGGAGGAAAGAGCTAAAGCTCTTCGTTTGTTGCTGGATTCGTTGGATAAAGAGGAGCGTGAACGTGGCAATAGAAAGCTTGTAAATGCTTTACAGTCTGCTAAATCTCTAAATGATAAACTCCTTGCTATTGAGAAGGACTACCAGGACGACCTTAATGCATTGCGAGATGCAAATGAGCTTACTCCTGAGAGAGAGGAAAAGCTTACTAAGAAACGAGATTTAGATGTGTCCAAAACAGCAACAGCTGAGTTGACAGGAAGTATTGAATGGGAAACATTATTTTCTAATATGGACCAAATCGGATCACAGGAGATCGGAAAGCTTATAGAAATTATTGAGAAAGATTTCGATAAGTTAAAAGGTAAACTTGATCCAGTAGACTTGGCTAGGATAAAGAAAGATTTGAGAGCAGCTCAAGATGAGCTTATTGATCGAAATCCATTTTCAGCTTTTGCTGAAGCTATAAAAGAAATAATGGCTAACGCTGGCGATGATTCAAAGGAAGCAGCTGAAAAAACTAAAGACGCCTGGCTCAGTCTATCTAAGGCTACTAAGAATAGCTTTGAATTCGTGTCATCCGCTGTTGATTCTGCATCCGTTCTGAAAGATGCAATAGGTGAAGTTGGAGCAACAGCATTATCATCTTTGACAGCTCTTTCTGTGGCTGCAGTAGCTGTGTCAGCTGCAATAAAACAAGCAGAGAGGGCTTCGGTTATTTTGGCAATTATTCAAGCTGCTTTAATAGTTGTACAATCATTATTTTCAATCATAGATGGGGGCTCTAAAAAACGTAATGAAGCTTTAAAGAAAGAGCAGGAGTACTACGAAACACTTTCTGAAACGTTCGATATCCTTATCGAAAAACAAAAGGAGCTGTTTTCTATGAAGTCCAGTAAAAGTGCAATGGATGCATATAAAGAAGCACTCGATCTTGTAAACTCTAAACTTATTGCCAACCGAAAAAGTCTTGAGGCTTGGTTTTCTCAGGGGGCTGGCCTATTCAAACATTCCAATTGGTATGACTATGATAAGGAGCTTGGCGATGTTTTAAGCCGACAAAAGCTTCTCAATATGTCAAGTCAAGAATGGGAAGCTTTACTATTGAAACAGCCTGAAATCTGGGCTAAACTTCCTGAAGAAGTCCGTAAGTACGGCCAAAGTATGATTGACGCAAAAGGGGAGGCTAATGAATTAAAAGAAGCAATACAAGAAGCGTTAACCGGTATATCGCTGGATGATATCAAAGATGAATTTGGGAATCTATTTTCACAGGCTGATTTGACTTTCGGTGACATTTCTGATTCTTTTTACAAGCACATGCAAAAAGCTGTGCTCAGACTAGTTCAAGATGGAAAAATGACTGAAAGCATGCAGTCCTGGTACGACAATGTGCTAAAGGCCATGGACGATGGAGATTTAACAAAAACAGAGTCCGATGCTCTCAAGGCCGAATATAAGGCGCTAGCTGAAGCTGGAAATAAAAGATATCAGGCAATGATGGACCTTATCGGTTATGAAGGTGAAATGGGTGGTTCTGGCTTAAAAAGCTCAATTCAAAGAGAACTTACTGAATCTACTGCAAGCGAATTAGCCGGACTAAATCGAGCCTCTTTCGAGATAGACAAGAAAATTTTTGATGAGAGCAAAGCTCAAGGATTGACCTTAGTGAAGCAAGTTATGATTGCCAATGATTCTCTCGTTGCTCTAAATGCAATCCAGACAAACACTTTTAATACCGCACGTGAAGCTTTGAAAATTGCTGACAATACTTCTAAAGCACTTACTGAATTACAAACCATTAACAAAAACTTAGGAGGGAGGTACTAATGTCTTTTGAACTAGAAAACAAAGATACAGTTTCATTTGGATTGTATTTCCAACGGGGAACCTGGGGTGAACTTCTGAAATTACCTGTTCCTAAAGAACGAGCATATCACGATTGGGCTGATGAACATGGAAAGGATTATGATGATGTTTCACCTACGATTTTTCAAGCGCTTCAATATAATATTAAATGCTATTTAAAATCTAAGAGCCTTACTGATTTACAGAATCAGCGTGAAGCTCTTTTGGAAGTTCTTGCTAAACCGAAAGGGTTTAATTTGAGAATTCATGCTCTAGGAAGATCTTTTTCTCTGAGATATATCAGTTCTCCGGACTTTAATATAATGAACCCCCGAACAATTGGAGGAGAAATATTCTCCGATTTCACCTTGGTGTTAGAGAACAACTTCGCACCTGTCGGAGTCGATTTTTATTTGGCCGATGTTAACGGGTTAATCCTGTCATATCCCGACAAGCCTATCCAGTTCGAACAACAAAAACAACTATTCTAATGGAAGTCCAAATAAAGAGAAACGGAGTTGATACGATAAAGCTTCCCTTGAATGCTGCCAAATACAGCAATAAGGTAATGGCGGAGCATGGACTTTCCTTTAGTTATGGTAATGTTGCTTCGTTGGGTCTGCGTGTGGGCGATACATTCACCTACAAAGGCGAGGAATACACTTTGAACCAGGTTGAGGACTTCAAGAAGATGAGTCGGTTTGTTTCTTCGTTCGATTTTGTATTTGGAGGATCGCGCCACACATTGACCAACCTGTTTCTTGATCACCTCGGTGCTCGTAAATTTTCCTTTTCCGGTACCGCTGAAGAATGGCTTCATTTATTCGTTGATTGCGCCAACTCCAAAACAAGCGGATGGTCCGGTAGACAATTGGAAGATCTAGGCCGAGTAACAGTTGAGTTCGATAGCACGTATATTCTCGATGCTCTTACCATGGTTGCACAGGCTATGAAGGCCGAATGGGGTATCAGGGGCAAGGTGATATCGATGAAAAAGACCGTGGGCACGCCGCGCAGCTTGACATTCGAATATGGTAAAGGTAAAGGTTTGTACAGTCTCACCCGGAAGAGCTTGCAAGATAAAAAGATCGTCACCCGGGCATACGCTAGAGGTGGGGACAAGAACTTACCACAGGGTATGTTCAACTATTTCACTATTCCAGGATACATTGAGAAAAATACGGATATCTACGGCATCCGTGAAGGTGAATTTATCGACGAAGAGATATATCCAAAACGGACCAGTATCGTAACGGCGGTAGCGCAAATAGAAAAAAAGCTTTTTTCTATTTCCGATAGTTCAATTGACTTTGATCTTAACGGCCAAAAAATAGAAGGTGAAACGCCATACATAGTTTTCAAGTCAGGCCTGTTGGAGGGTAACCAATTTGAGATCACAAGTTACAACGCTACTACAAAAACAATTCGGTTTAAGGCAAATGACGAGGGCAACGATAATTGGTTCCCCACAGAGACCGTACACGCGGAGGTTGGGGATAAATATACTTTGATCGGCATTCGCATGCCACAAAGCTATATCGATGCTGCAGCAGCTGAATTGACTACTAAAAGACAGGAGTATTTGAACAGCAATAGCGTTCCTCGTGTGGTGTATGAACTTGAAGTGGATTTTATCCATTTGGCTAGGCTCAACACCAACTTGGATGCAGGAGATATCATTCGTTTGAAAGATGCTGAAAAAGGTATTGATGCCGAAATACGCATTACGGAGGTCAGTTATCCTGCTATATATCCCGACGTTATCGAAAATGGAATGTCATTCGATGCTGTAATCGGAAACGAGGTGACCTATACTCTTTTTGAGAAGATTCAAAACGATATCAAGGATCAAAAAGTGGTCGTTACCCAATACAACCGCCAGTCCTGGGAACGTGATCGTCGGAATATCCAGGCATTGACCGAATTCAGGTCTAAAGTGATCGATCCTGATGGAAATTTGGAGAACGCCATGCAACAGGCAATCGCAGGTTGGTTTGGTACCGAATCCATGTATTATGATTTGGATGGTGTATTGATGACTACGAATGCCGGTGGTGATCCGAACAGCTTTGCTATGACAGCAGGCAGATTGATCCATAAAGTTTTCAAGATTGAAGGACTGGGCAATATCTGGAATCTAACAGCATTCCTACAGGAGGATCTTACACCAACACAAGGTTATTACTTGGCTGCTAAATGTAGTAAAACCGCGCTAACTGGTGAATGGGTTTTATCGCCCGAGCAAATACCGACCGACGGCGTTCCAGGATATTGGCATTTCAATTTTGGGTACCTGACTACAGTCATCGAGGGTGAAAGAGATTTCCATCCCACAAAAGGTTTTACGCTTATTTCAGGTGGGCAAATTGAAACCGACGTTATTTCAGCGTACTTGATCAACGTTAATCGTCTTTTTGCTCAGGTGGTAACAGTGGGGAGCGAGGGTTTTGTTAATGCTGGAATATCCGGGCTAGCTGATTTCGGCGATCAGTCTCAACGATTCTGGGCAGGGGCCACAGAAGAGGATAGATATGATGCTCCATTTCAGGTTTTGGATGATGGCAGCATGAAGGCTTTCAAAGGAAACATAGGTAATTTTCTTATTGACTCAAATTTCCTTAATGGAGATAGAACTGATAACACTGTCTCAGGTATAAGATCAGTTTCAGGTGACCAGTTGGAAGTTTTTTCTATCGGCCGGGCTTACAGCGCTGCATCCCCTTATTATGGGGTATTATGTTATCTAAGGGACGGAAGATCGCAGACAACCGGTACTGGATTAATGATCGATGTTGACAATAAATCCATTGAAGCAATTGCTCTAAATATTGTCAATGGAGATATAAAAGTACAAGGTAAAAAAGGCTTTACTGGGAAAATCACTCTAGCTAATACAGCATCTACAACAGTGTATTATCACTTTAATTATATCAATGGTTTGGTTGTTGAATTTGAGCAGAATACAAGTCCAACCAACCCATTTTAAATAAAATAATAAGCAACTAAATAATATAGAGATGGCAGAAGAAGAAGGAAAAGCGCTTCCATGGCCTAAGGGGGCTGAAAAGGTTGAAAAGATTTCGGAGTTCGAATTTTTGATGTGCGGTAATGATGATGAGCCGATATTAAAAATAGAAAAGGAAAAGCTAAATGAATTCATCGTGATCAACGGGGAAGCTGTGAAAGCAGTTGCCGGCGGTGCTACTTCATCCGCTCCGACTATTTTAAGACCTGGACCTACAGGTCAGAACAGGAAGATGGAGAAGGTTAAAGGATGGTTTGTTAATGGTACATCTGACGAACCTCCTGTGGCAACTGGGACACCATGGGAAGCCCCCGAAGATTTCGATAATACAAATTGGTGGGATGGTACCGCCAAAGCATGGAGTTTAGGAAGTAGCATTCCCATGCCAAGACAGGATGTTGTTGATAACTTAACGACAGAGTCATCTTCAGATGCTTTATCTGCAAATCAGGGACGTAATCTACAATTGAAGAAGTTAGACATAGAATCGCTGCCTAATGAGTTGTTCGAAAAAGTTGGGGCTCTAGCTGACGATGATGATAATTCATTTGTTTTAACAGATTTTAAAGGTAACGTAGCATTTGAGGTTAAGAGCGATGGATCTGTAAGTTATAATGGTCAGTTTTCGGAAGAAAGAATTCCTTCTGAATTTGAGAATAGAGGTTTAATTGCTATGGATGATGAAAAATTTGCTATATCTGACAACAATGGTAATGTGATATTCTTGGCAGAAGCAGGCAAAGTCGATTTCATCGGAAAAAGTTTAGACCAAAACCAATCTTCTTTAAATAAGATCGCTTCTTTGGATAATAGCACGCTTACAATTATTGATTTTACACGACATTCAAAAAAGGGTATTATACTTTCTGCATATTGTGATTTGTTGGATTTGAGTACTGGTAGTATTACAGTCGGTTTTGGTAAACTAACTTATCGTGGACGTTATATCGATATTACACCGACAGCTGTTGTTCCAAAACGTTTTGAAACTTCTGAAATCGTAGGAACCTCTATTCCGCACAATTTAGCAATCGAGTCCTTTTTAAGTATTTCATTGTATGTGGATGATTCAGGTAAAGGCATGCTGATTTTGACAAGTAAAAATGGAAATTCAAAACTAACACTAGATTGGGGTTATGAGACAAATTATGATCCTTTTATCATGTCTACCGATGTCGCATTGTCGAATGTTAAAATGAACCTAACAAATAAGGACTTCAAAAAACCAATTTGGGTTTTTACGGATAGCTATGGTGGTATAGCCACAAACAGATGGCCTGGAGTAATGAAGGGTTTTGGATTTTTTAGCTTTTATCTAAATGGTTTGGCAGGGCAATCAAGTCAGGGGGCGCTTAATGATTTTAAAAAGTCCTTAAGGTTCGGTACTCCAAAATATTTAGTCTGGTGCCTCGGTATGAATGATTCCGATGCTAACTATCAAGCAGCTCTTAACGAATTAAAAGAGATTTGTTCTTTAAAAAACATTCAACTTATTCTATCGACGATTCCGACAGTACCTACAAGAAATAAAGAAGTAATTTCTCAGACAGTAAGAGATTCGGGATATAGATATATCGATTTTTATAAATCGGTTGGCGCTGACTCTAGTGGCAATTGGTATACAGGTATGCTTCACTCTGATGGTGTACACCCTACCGACTTAGGCGCTAAAGCTCTTGCCTCCCAGGTTCTTGTTGATTTTCCCGAAATGATGAAGGAGGGTATTGTTAGCACCTCGTCGGAAATTGGGGAGATATCGGGAGACAATTAATTATTAACTACTTAAATTTTTGATCATGATCATAGTATTAAAAAATGCAGATTTTTCAGGAAACAATATTGGACAAATAGAAGTACCGATTATATGGGATACAGATGCAAAGACTTTTGTAGATTCCCTTGCCGAAGATCTAACTGATGAACGAAAACGAAAGATAAATAATCTGTTTGTTCAATTAAAGGGCCATCTAGTGTATGACAAGCTTACATCTCTCTATTTGCCATTATTGGGAAGCGCGGACGGTGGAAAGAGTATTAAAGGCGCCACAACGCTTACTTATCCTTCCACATCTACATGGGAGGCCAAAGGAGTTAGATTGGCTACTGGATTTAGATTGTCTGGCTTTAATAGAAATAACGGATCGATTGGAGTGTACAACAGTACCGCTATTGATTCAAACTCAGGTACTGTAAGTACCAGTATATCATTCAATACAGTAAATATAGAGTCTGGAACAAACCCGGGTCGCGCAGCAGGGCGTGCTATTTTGAATACTGCTACTGGCGGAGGTTTAAGTATTGGTACTCCCAGGATTACAATAAATGGTGAACTTAAGTCTATCGGTTTTGTTGCTGTGAGTACGAGTTTGGACCTTTCTATAACCCATTGTTTGCTTTCTAAAGTTTCAGGCACTGGTAGTTTCCCATTTACAACGAATGAATCTCAATCTCCTATTATTGGAGGACTATCAATAGCTTCCAATTTTGGTATTGTACAGGCGCCAATTGGCTGTATATTTTTAGGTCAATATCTAACAGCAACAGAATTATCAGCCCTAGGGGAGATTATGGATAGTTTTATTTCAAATTTTTAAGCCATGCAAGTAAAAAACAATCGATTATACAACAGTGACGGAACTCCGGTTGAGTTCCGTCCAACAGAAAATTTGAGCGCAGGTAAAAAAGATATCCGCTTTATTGTCCTGCATTACGATGGGGCTAGTAACGAGACCTCTGCTGTAAATTGGCTGACTAAAAAAGGTTCAGGGGTTAGCTGTGATCTTCATATTTCCAAATCGGGAAAAGTCGTTCAGATGGCTGAATTCAATAGAATCACGTGGCACGTTGGCGCTAGCTCTTGGAAAGGATTGACTGGATTGAACAAATATGCAATAGGTATTGAGCAGCAAAATGAAAATGCCAAAAGTGAATGGACAGAAACGCAGATCCTAAAGTGTATTGAAGTATGCAAAGCTTTGGTAGCTGCATATCCCTCAATCACAGAAATACTCGCACACTCGGAAGTTGCGACACCTGCCGGCCGTAAAGATGATCCGGGACCAAAGTTCCCAATGGATCGGGTGCGGCGTGAAGTGTTTGGTGTGGTGACGAAAGTTACCGCAAGCGATTTGAATTTGCGATCGGGACCAGGTACCAACTATGCTGTATTGAAAGTTCTGCTGCGCGGTACCAGTTTAAGTGTATTGTTGGATTCAGGATCTTGGTCTAAGGTTGAAGCGGCGGGGGTAAAAGGATGGGTATCGAATCAATATTTAAAATAATGGCAGAAAGCAAGCAAGAAAAGGAGTTCAAAGACTTTGGAATTACGGGGAAATTACGGACAGGTCTAGTAACTGGTATGATGGCAATAATGCTCACAGCAATTATTGTTCTATTTAACAAGATAAATAGCTTGCAGGAAGATAAGTCGAAAATGCAGGATCGACTTTATAATCAAATGTTATTAGAAGTCAAAAACAGAATGGAACCTGCTGTTGAGAAAGTCAATCAAGCAGCAACCAAAGTGGATAGTGCAGCTGTTAAGGTGGACAGCGTTGCCCAGCAGCAAAAAGATAAAATAGGAGGTAAAAAATGA